GTAAAATTTGGACTAAGCAATGACCATGTTGCAAAAATAATTGAAGAATCAGGAACAATAACTTATGGAAAACCATTTGCAGTACCTGGAGCTATTTCATTAACAGCAGATCCAGAAGGAGAAACAACTCCGTTTTATGCAGATAATATAAAATATTTTATTGCAACATCAAACCAAGGCTATACAGGAGATTTAGAAATAGCTATGACACCAGAAGAATTTTTAAAAGAAATTCTAGGACAAACACAAGATATCAATGGTGCTTTAATTGAAAGTGCAGATGATATAAATGCTCGTTTTGCGTTAATGGGAGAAATAGAAGGAGATTCTAAAAAGAGAAGATTTGTATATTATGATTGTACTGCAACTAGACCAAGTGCAGAAATGAATACAGTAGAAGAAAGCAAAGAGCCACAAACAGATACAATCTCAATAACAATGAGTCCTCGTACTACTGATAAAACTATAAAAGCAGTAATAGAACCAAATGAAACTAACCAAGCTATATATGATACTTTCTTCGCAGAAGTATATGAAAAAGATGCGACATTAGGTGGCGTATAGGAGGAAAATAAATGAAAACGATAACGATAGAAGATAAAGAATACGAAATAGAATGTAATGCTCTTACATATATAAAATACAAGTCTATTTTTAAAACTGGGATATTAAAAGATATGCAATTCGTTCAAAATTATTTAATAAGACAAGCCGTTGTTGCACAGCAATTGCAAGGTCAAAAAATAAGTGAAGAAGAAAAGTTAGTACGATTATCAGAGTATATGATAGAAGATACAGATGAGTTTGTAATTAAAATAACTCAAATAGCTTGGATTTTAATATACACCGCAGATAATAAAATAGAAGATTATGAAAAATGGTTATCGGAAATTAAAGACTTTAATGTAGAAGATGACTGGCTTTCGGAGGTAACGGAATATGCCGTAGGTTGCTTTTGTAGACAATGAGCTTACAGAAGAATTAGATAAATTATATGGAGAAAGCAATACAAAGGAAAAGTTTCCTGAACACGAATTTGTGGGATCGTGTTTAAGAGTAGGCTTAACCATTAATGATTTAAAAGAACTGACATATGTAGATGTTATGAAAATATTACTTACTTTCATAGAACCAAAGAAAGATAATAGTAAGAAAGCTACACAAAAAGATATAGACAGGTTATTAGGATAAGAGGGAGAAATCCCTCTTGTTTTAATGGAAGGAGAAAAAATGGCAGGAAGTATAAAAGGTATTATAGTAGAAATTGGAGGAGATACATCAGGACTCCAAAATGCATTAAGCAAAGTTAATTCTGCTACATCTAGTCTGAGCAAAGAGCTAAGGCGGGGTTAACTCTTTGTTGAAATTAGATCCAAAGAATACCGAATTATTAGAACAAAAACAAAAGTTATTAAATGATGCAATAGAACAAACAGAAAATAAATTAACAAGTTTAAAAAAATTAAAAGAAGAAGCAGATAAGAAGATGGCAGAAGGAACTGAAATCAATGAAGAAAATTATAGGGCTTTACAAAGAGAAATTGCAAATACTCAAAACAAATTAATGAATTTAAAAACAGAAAATTCTGGTTGGAATAAAGCAGGAAATTATTTAACAAACCTAGGTACAGAATTAGACTCAATAGCAGGTAAGATAGATTCGATAGGAAATAAACTAACAGTAGGGGTAACAGTTCCAGTAATTGCAGGATTTACTGCTATGACAAAATCTGCAATAGAAACAGAAACTGCAATGCAACAGGTAGATAGAATATACGGAAAAGCAGCAGAAAGTATAAAAGAGTTCGCAGAAAATAAAGCTATTGACTACAATATGTCTGCTAGTGAAGCATATAAGTATTCACAAATTTACGGAAATCTAATTCAATCAATAACAAATGACCAGAAAGAAAATGCAGAGCAGACACAAAAATTATTAAAAGCATCATCAGTAATAGCGTCAGCAACTGGTAGAGATATGTCTGATGTTATGGACAGAATTAGGTCAGGATTACTTGGTAACACAGAGGCCATAGAAGATTTAGGTGTAAATGTTAATGTCGCATTATTACAAACAACGGATGCTTTCAAAAAGATAGCTAAAAATAGAAGTTGGAAACAGCTAACTTTCCAAGAGCAACAACAAATAAGATTAATGGGTATCTTGGAACAAACTGCAAAGAAATATGGAAATGAAGTAAATAAAAACACATCATCTAGCATACAACAATTAACTGCAAAAACTAAAAATTTAACAAGTAGCTTGGGAGAAAAACTACTACCAACTGCAAATAAGTTATTAGAAGAAGCAAATAAATTGGTCGATAAGTTTGGAGATTTAAGTGATAGCGAACAAGAAAATATTATAAAAATAGGACTAATGGTTGCAGCTGCTGGACCTCTTTTGAAAGTAGGTTCAACATTGATAAGTACAATAGGTAGCGTATCAACTGGAATGGGAACAATGGCACAAGCGATAGGTGTAGCCACAGGAAAAATGACATCGTCAAAAGATTCAGTAAATAACCTAGCAGGTGTATTACAAGCAACATTTAGTCCAACAGGTTTAGCAGTAATAGGTATAACTGCTGCAGTAGGAATAATAGTGGCCGCAATGGCAGAAATGGAACGAGAACTTAATTCGAAATTTTCTGCAATGGGAGAATCGGCAGCAAGTTTTTATACAGGAATACAAAATGCAGAAGGGTATTTAAGTAGTTTTAATTCAACAATGTTTGCAACTACAAAAGAGCAACAAAACTTACAAACACAGATGGATGAGATACAAAAAGGAATAACAAAGATTTGTAAGACTGCATCTGATGAACGTAGAGATTATACACAAAAAGAAATAAAACAACTAGATAAATACTTTGAACAATTAAGAGAATTGAAAAACAGGGAAATAGAAATACAACAAAAGATAGCAGGTGCAATAACTCAACAAGCAACAACAACTGCAGAAGCATTTCAAGGTAGTCTTGAAGAATATAAAATACAATCACAAGAATGGATAGCAACTGCAGAACAACAAGCAGAAAAAACAAAAGCATTAATAGAAGAAGGAACAATAGAAGAAATAGCATTATTAAACCAGAGATATGGAACAAAAGCTACAATGGAGAATGAAGCATATGCTAAAGAATATGACAAGATAATGAAAAACAAACAAGAAAGAATAGATTTAGCAAATGAAGAAGTAGCAAAAATAATGTCTATATATGCAGAAAACTATTCTAAAAGAGCAGATCAAGATGGAGATTTTTATGAGCATATAAAACACTATAACTGGCAACAGGAACAAGAAGAACAAAGACATAACAACACAATAGAAGATTTAAAAAACAATATGTTTCTAACTACGCATAATAAAAATATGTCTATTGACCAAGAAAATTATAGGCATGAACAAGAACAAAAGAAAATATGGAAACAGATGTATAAAAATATGTCAGAAAGCGAAGCGGAACAACTAGGTGTATGGTTGGCAATGCTTTCACAAACAGAAATGTATGGTGGAGAAATATCAGAAGAAAATCAATTGTTAGTAGATAACATATTAGAATCATATGATGCAATGCCTAAAAAAACACAGGAAGCAATGAAGAATGCAATGTCTCCAATGTTAGAAGAAATGAAAAATTCAGAGCCAACATTATGGTCAAAAGCATCAAGTATTGCAGATGGAATAATATCAAGATTAAAAAAATCATTTGATATTCACTCACCATCAAGAGAAACAAGAGATATATTCCAAAATGTGATGAAAGGTGCTGAATTAGGTCTAGAAGATGAAGAAAGAACTCTAAATAAACAGATAGATGAAATAGCAAATAAAATGAGAACTAGATTTGAAAATATAAATCCAAATATGGGAGAACTAAAACAATCAATCATAGATCAAACAAAGACAATATTTACAACACCAACATTGAACATTTATGCACAAGATGAATTAACACCAACAAAGATAAATACTATCATAGACACGGTAAACAGAAGGCTAGGTAGTAGGTATTAAAGGAGAACAAGATGGTAAGAGAATTTTATATAGAAAATGAAACAGGGCAACGATTTTCTATGATGGATATAGAAAGTGGTTGCTTTTTGAGTTCTCCAAGTGGTCTTGGATATTCTTATGATATAGAATACGCACAAATAGGCGATAACTTTATACAAAACATAAGAAAGCTAACACAAGGTCAAATATCAGGAGAACTTATATTCAAAAGATACGAAAAGTATAAAGAGTTTGTGGATTTTATAGAATCTGCAATTAATTTGAAATTTGTATATAAGATACCTTTGAATAAAGGAACAATTGAATATTTTAAAGATATAGATATTTCATCAGTAGAAAAAAGCGAAATAGGAACAGATGGGGTATTAAGAGTACCAGTAATATTCAATTGCAAATCATTATGGTACGAAGCAAAAGAAGTGGTTTATACGATAGATTCTATCGATAACGAAGTAAGATGGAATTTTGACTGGGATTCTATCTTCACAGCATACGATAACAGAAACATTATATTTGAGAATAAAGGACACGCAGCTGCACCATTTAAATTAGAACTAAATGGAGAAGTAAGCGGACCAGTTATAACAATACTAGAAGATGATATAGAAGTAAACAAATTAAGTTTGGATGGACTAGTGGTTTTGGAAGGAGAAACTTTTGTATATAACACAAAAGAAACAGAACAAGAAATAACCAAAGTATCTAGTACAGGAAAAACTAATTTGTTTAATTTTTTGAATCCAAACTTTGTGAATTTCTTCAAATTAAGAAAAGGAGCTTCAACGATTAGGCTAGAAGCAGATGGAGAAATAACAAGTGGAAAAATAACAATATATGTACAATACAAAGCAGTATAAGGAGGAAGAAATGTTAAAAGGACACATATTCAACTTGCAAACGTTTACATCAGAAGCGTTTGCTCTTTTTATAGATAAATTCCTAAATGGAAGAAATGGAGTAGCAAGAGGGTGTGCATTATCAAACACACAAACATCAGTAACAATAGGAGATGGATACTTTGTAGTAAAAGGAAGATTTTTGCAAATAATATCAGGCGTAACATTAACAGACATTACTAATAACGGATTTTATAGTTTGATTTGTGAAATTGATTTATCGCTAACAAACACAGTAGATGAATTAAACCAGGCACAAATAAAAGCAATATACGAAACAAATAACTATCCAACATTAGCACAACAGGATATAACAAGTGGCGGTCAAAAATACCAATACGAATTTGCGAGATTTAAAGTAGAGAATGGAATTATAACAGGATTTACAGATAGAAGAACATTTGTAGATTTTCAAAGTGTATATGATCAAATAGAAAATGAAGCCCAACTAGTATTAGCAGAAATACAAAATGCACTAGAAAATGTAATAGATGGAAGCTTGTTCGTAAAGAAAGCGGACTTGCCCACAGAATTTGATAATAGATTACAATACTATGTCCAAAAAACAGATGTAGGAACAATATCAAAGAAAAATTATAGCACAGGAACAAGTGCTCCTAGTGGTGGTTCTGATGGAGATATTTATGATCAATATTTTTAAAAACTAGGAGGAAAAAACAATGGCATACACATATGGAACAGTAAACAATTGTAAAGTAAGAAATGGACAAACTCGAAAAGAATACCAAGTCAGACTAGGATATGAAGTACAAAGCCAAAGTATAGCAGATAATACATCTAGTGTTAAATTAAGACTAGAATGTAGGTCAATAAATTCATCTTATACAACATATAACTCTAACAAAGGTTTAACTTCAATAATAGATGGAACAACAGTAAAAAAAGACCAACCTGTAGATATGAGAGATACAAATACTTGGCAAAATTTTGGAGAAAGAACAATTACAATAACACATAATAATGATGGTACATATTCAGCTAGTAAGTCAGGGTCTTTCACTTGTACAGCAGGTACATCTGATTATTCATTAACTTCTGGTTCTGCAAGTGTAACAGTAGCACCTGCAACTATACCAAGATATGCTACATCAAATCATTGGCTATCAAGTAGAACAAGTTCAAGCATAACAATAGGATGGAGTTCAGATAGCACAATAGATTACATATGGTATTCTCGAGATAACGGAAGTACATGGACAGGAATAGATATTACAGATGGAACAAGTGGAAGCTATACAATAACAGGTTTAGCGTCAAATACAACATACAATATAAAGACCAAGGTAAGAAGAAAAGATAGTCAATTAACAACGGATAGTTCTACATTAGCAGTAACAACACACGCAACTACGGTAGCATCTGTATGGCTATCAAGTAGAACATCAAGTTCAATAACAGTAGCATCAAGTTGTAATGTAACAGAATCAAGCACACATTACAGAATAGCAAAGTCAGGTGGAAGTTATGGAAGTTGGCAGACAAGTGCAACTTTTACAGGTCTTGCAGCAAATACAACATATACAATACAAGTACAAAAAGTAGGATCTGCAAGTGGAGAAGCTGGATATGCAACTACAAGTGCAACAACATATGCAAAAACAACTCCAACAATCTCATTGTCAAGCAAAACAATAAATACGATAACAGTAACATCTGGGTGTAATGTAACGGTGTCAAACACACAATATAGAATAAAGACATCTAGTGGAAGTTATGGAAGTTATCAATCGAGTGCTACATTTACAGGATTATCTGCAAATACTACATATGTAATAGAAGTATATAAAGTTGGGTCAGCAAGTGGAGAAGCTGGAACAGCAACGATAACAGTTACAACATATCAAATAGCAACAATAAGCACAGGACACAATATTAATCTAGGAGAGAATGAAGCGGTAACTTTTGCAAATCCAAGTGGAAGTACAATGGCACTTGGAATATATAAAACGGATGGTTCTACTGCACTTGCAGAATACAGAGCAGTAACAGGAACTAGTTATACTTTTAGTTTTACAGATGCAGAATTAGATGCATTATACAAGGCAATGGGTACAAGTAATTCGGTAACAGTAAGAATATATTTAAGAACTACTTGTAATAGTGTTAATTACTACCATACAAAAGACATAGTAGTAACATTAACAGGAAATCAAAAAACAGGACATATAAAAGTAAGTGGAACTTGGAGAAGAACAAAGAAATGGACAAAGCTAAATGGAACTTGGAGAAGATGTGTAAGATGGATAAAAGTAAATGGATCCTGGAGGAGGTGCATATAGTTGGAGATATACATATTAAGCAAAGAAGATTTAAAGATATTATCAATAACAAAACCCTCTGCATATGAAATAAATATAGATGAAGAAACAAACGGAAAAAGTACATTTAACCTAATAAAAAGCGAAGGATTAAAGAAGGGAAACTATATGGTAGTAAATGGACTATATGAGCAATTCCTATTTTTAATAGATGATGTACAAACAGAGAAGGGCAGTAATGTATCACAAGTAACTGCCCTAGATATTTCAAATATATTCGATAGAAAAATAATAGAAAAAGACACAGGAACAATGACCAGTAATTCAATAGAACAATTTATAGCCAATACGATATCAGAAAACTTTGTGAACTCTGATGATGTACATATAAATGTTGGTTATATAAATATTTGTTGGAAAACCAACACAAAAGTATCGGTATCAACAAACGCAGAAAATGGCTTGTATAATTTCCATACTTTTTTAATAAACTGCAGACAATACAAAAACATATATACAACATTTAAATTTGAAGATGGTAAATTGAATATAACAATAGAAAACAAAGATGATGAAGAAACAAGATTAGTAGATACAACTTTGCCAGAAGTTACAGACTACAATAAAGTTTATGAATCAGATGTAACTGCAAAAGTACAAGTGTTAATAAGAGAAGATAATTCAATTTATAACTTATATTTAAAAGAAGATAGAACTACTACCGAAAACAAAGATGATCCAGGAAGGGTAAGTGGTAAGGTAGAAACAATAAGTGTAGATACAGCAGCAACTGCAAGAGAAGAAGCACTTAATGTTATGAAAGGAAATACATACAATCACCTAGTGGAATTTAAAATAACAAAGACATCAAAACTGATGGATGTTACAGAATTTCATATAGGAAGAAAAATAAGAATAAAAACAGAAGATGACATATACGATAGTTACATTAGTGCAATAACATTAAAAGATGAAAACTTTATATATTTTAAAAGTGGAAATTTAAGAACCACATTAATAGATAAACTAAAACAAACATCACAAACAGCAGGAAATAAATTAGACTTATCTGGTGGAATAATAAAAGGAGATGTAAAGGTAGATGGCAAACTATCTCCTGCATCAGGCATATACATAAATGGTAAGAAAATAGTGGATTTTGAAGATAATGGGAATGCAATGGCAATAGGGCAGGAATATGATGCTAACCTAGGAGGAACATTACAAGTAGATGGAGAAGTCCTACCATCAGGAATACCAATAGGAAGTGTTTTGCAATATGCAAGTGACACGATACCAAATAAGTATTTACTTTGTGATGGACAAGCAGTATCAAGAACCACATATAGCAAATTATTTGAAATAATAGGAACATCGTACGGAAGCGGAAATGGAAGCTCAACATTTAATGTTCCAAATTTAAAAACAAGAATACCAGTAGGAAAAGATTCGAGTGACACAGACTTTGCATCACTTGGTAAAACAGGTGGAGCTAAAACACATACATTAACAACAGCACAATTACCATCACATAACCACGGATTTACAGGTTCTGCACATACACATACATTAAACGGACACGTTCACTCGGTAGGAGCTCACTCACACGGACTAAATGGACATACACACAGCATACCTGCATTATCAGGTACAGCTGCAAGTGCAGGTGCTCACTCACATAGTACAAGGTACAAAGGATTCTCTGGAATAAACCAAAGTACAGGTGGATATATGCTATTGAGAAGAAATGAGTCAGGAGATAGTTATGATGGAACTGATACTGATGGTGCAATTTCAAATGGTGCTCACACACATAGTGTTACAACAAACGCATCGACTACTGGTGGAAATAGTGGATCAACTGCAAATAGTGGAGCTTTTAATACTGGAGGAAATAGTGGAAATACATCAAGTACAACTCAAGGTGGTACAGTTGGAAATACAGGTAGTGGAAACTCACACAATAACTTACAACCATATATAGTTATAAACTATATTATAAAAGCAATGTAAAGGAGAAAAAAATGGAAGAATTAATTGGAATGATATTAGCAGTAGCAACATTGCTAAATTCAATAATGATTATTATAAATTTTACTAAACAAACAAAGAAACCAATAGATGATGCTTTGAATAAAAAGTTCAAAGAAGCACTAGAACCAATAAATGAAAAACTAGACAAAGTAAATGAAGATATTAGAAAATTAGATAAGAATCAATGTATGAATTATCTAGTGAATTTTATTGAAGATTCGAAAAACGGAATACCAAAAGATGAGATACAGAAGAAAAGAGCAAGTGAAGTATATGATCATTATACAAAAATACTTGGTGGAAATTCATATATTCACGATGGCTGGGAAAAGTATGTAAAATAGGAGGAAAATAAAATGGAATATATATTAATAGGTGGAATAGCACTACTAATTTTTGTAGTGCTTTTAATAATTATAAAAATAGAAAAGGTAAGAAACAGAGCAAATGCTTTGTTTTTACAAGCAGAGAAATATGTGACAGAAGATAAATTGCAATATGTTTGCGATAATTTATATTCATACATACCATCAGTAGCACAGATATTCATAACAGAAGAATTATTCAAAAGAATAGTTCAAGGACTATACGATAAGAGCAGAGAACTAGCAAAAGACTTATTAGATGATGGAAAATTAAATAAAAGTAAATAGGAGGATATGTAAATGGGATTAACAAATAAGGGTTTAGTAGAATATGTAAAAAAAGCGTTAGCACTAGGAAATGATAGCATATACTTGTATGGCTCTTTTGGACAGACATTGTCTGAAGCATTTATAAAACAAAAAGCAAAACAATATGTATATAATATTTCGAGGCAAAGTATATATAAGAAATGTTTAGCATCTGCAGGAACAGAGTATGCGTTCGATTGTGTGCGGATTGATTAAATCATACCTATGGGGTGGACATGGAAAACCAAAATATAATGCAAAACAGGACAAGTCTGCAAACGGAATGTATAATGCAGCAAAGAAAAAGGGAAAAATAAAAACACTACCAGAAACACCAGGAATCCTAGTTCATATGAGTGGACATATAGGAATATACATAGGAAATGGATATGTTATAGAATGCACACCAAATAAAACATATGCAAAACAAGATCATAAAGGTGGTGGCGTTTGCAAAACAAAATTATCTGCAAGGAAATGGAAAAATTGGTGCGAATGTCCATACATAACATATGAAGAAGAAATAAAATACTATCCTAAATGTGAATCAACACATAAGAGTATAGTAACAGCATTAAAAACAATAAAAGTAGACAGTAGTTTTTCAAACAGAAAGAAGATAGCAAATAAAAATGGAATCAAATTATATATAGGCTCATCAAGTCAGAATATAAAACTACTAAACCTATTGAAAAAAGGAATGTTAATAAAAATATAGAAAGAGCAAGATTAAATTTCTTGCTCTTTTTTTTGTATATATTCATATATAAAAGCTACAGGTAAAACAAGTGCCCACCAAATTAAAACCTCATAAGTAATCATAAAGCCAGTAGCAGATAAAGACTCATATAAAATAATATTTTTAATATCAAGCAAAGAGGTAATTGTATAAGCAATAATAATACCTATTATCGAAATAAGTAGTGAACAAATAAATTCTTTTGTTTCGTATCTCATAAAAAACGCCTCCTTTATAGAAAAATTATAACAAACGAAAAATAAAATTTCAATAATACCGAAGAAAAATATTCGGTATTATCGAAGTTTTATGATAAAAAAATAATTTTTTGTAATAATGAAATAAGGTGGTAAAAATGATAGGAAGAATATTAAAGAATGTAAGAAAAACAAGAGGCTTAACACAAGCCAATATAGGGAAGATGTTAAACATAGCAGATAATACAATATCGAATTATGAAACAGAAAATTGCAATCCAACTTTTGGAACAATAAAAAGAATTATGGATATATGCGATTTTGATATACAATTCGTAGATAAACAAAATAATAAAGTTTATACAATAGAAGAATTGTCAAAAGAAATGGATTTTTAATAAACCAGGAGATGTGCTTGTCATATCTCTTTTAATTTTAGTATTGGAGATTCTTCGATAACCTCCAAACAATACTTGTTTTTTAATAATTCAATTATATTTCTAATTATTTTATTTTGATTTCTAATGTCGTGATTAAATGTGCTATCAAAAGCACTATTAAAATGTTGAATCAACGAACACTCCCATAAAGAACTATGAAAATAACCAGAAGCAATGTAGAAAGCAATATATTCTGGAACAATATATTCTTCAAAAAATTTAGCACATAGCTTAATGTGTGGCATTTGAATCTCGGCAAAATCTTTGTCAGAGATATCCTTACCATTAAATTGTCTAAACATCGGAATACCTCCTTTTAATCTTTTAATTTATTTAACTCAAGAGCAAGTTGGCTTTTCCAAGCATACTCAACTTGTGATTTTTTTAAATCATCATCATTACAAATACGATTGTTAACCAGAAGAACAAAAAAGTTCTTTCTTACATCATCATAACAGAAACTTACAAAAGAAGGAATACGATCTTTTGAAGAAACAAGTCCCCATTTTTTGGTATATGTATAACCATTTTCTTTTAATAGTTCTTGCTGCTCGTTGTTAAACTTATACATCAAATCCTCTTCGTCATAATCAGGAGGAACCTCAACATCTTCAAAACGACTCCCAAGAACGCAACTATAATATTCGCCATCATCAAGAGATATACATACGAGCTGATTTTCATCATATTTTTTCAATTCATAAATTAATTTTTTTATAGATAAAGTATATTCGCACTCTTTTAATGATGAATGATCCCTTTCAAAATTAATTTTTAAATATTTCATAAAAACCTCCAAAACAATTTGTTGTATTAATCACTTAAATAAATGAAATTGTCAAGTGCTTTAGAAAAATAAAAATATTTCAAAAATCAATAAAAATTGATAAAAAATACAAAGTTAAATTGATAATATATTTTTTTTGTGATATTATAACTAAAAAAACATATTAAGGATGGAATTGGAATGAAAATTATTAGTTTGTTTAGTGGATGCGGAGGATTAGATTTAGGCTTTGAAAAAGCAGGTTTTGATATACCTGTAGCTAATGAATTTGATAAAAATGTTTGGGAAACATTTAAAGTAAATCATCCTAATACAAAGTTAATAGAAGGCGATATTAGAAAAATAAATGAAGAAGATTTTCCATCAGAGATAGATGGTATTATAGGAGGACCACCATGTCAATCGTGGTCAGAAGCGGGTTCATTAAAAGGAATCGAAGATGAAAGAGGTCAATTATTTTATGATTATATAAGAATATTGAAAAGTAAACAACCTAAATTCTTTTTAGCAGAGAATGTGAGTGGTATGTTAGCTGATAGGCATTCAGAAGCGGTAAAGAATATTTTAAAAACATTTGAAGAATGTGGATATGACGTAACATTAACATTAGTAAATGCAAAAGATTATGGAGTTGCACAAGAAAGAAAAAGGGTATTTTACATAGGTTTTAGAAAAGATTTAAATATAAAATTTGAATTTCCCAAAGGATCAACAGAAGATGATGATAAAAAAATAACCTTGAGAGATATTATTTGGGATTTAAAAGACACAGCAGTTCCAGCAGGAGAGAAAAATCAACACAATCCAAATGCTATAAATAATAATGAGTATTTTGTGGGAGA